GGTCTCAGGAAAAAGAATAACCTTGAGATATTTTTAAAAAGGGGGAGGGTTAACTCCCCCTTTTTATTTGCAAACCAAATAAACAATTACGATGCAACACACTGAAGATCCAAGCTTGTATCAAAACGACGAAGCAAGATACCTGCAGTCTTCAACATATGAACAGAAGCACCGTCAATATCACTAGCACGAGTGTCAGTTTCTGTGAATCCTTTTGGAACTACAGAACCTGCTACGCACCAGCGGAGCAATTCACGACCTTTCTTATTTACCATCTGAAGGTTGTTTTCACCATCATAAGTAGACTGGTCAACAAACACCATACGGTAAGACTCTAAAGGAAGACCAGATACTGGGTGCTTCTTAGCAGCTTGAGCCACAGGACCGTGATCAAACAAAGGAGACTTAACTACGTTAACATGGTGACCATCTACGTGCTGATAGCTAGTGAAGTAACCGGTGATTCCGAGGTTACGACCAGAACCAGTGATGAAGTATGGTTGAGTAGTCTGAAGGTAAGTATTTGCACCATAGTATGCTTTCAGTGCTTTGTCGAATTCACGAGCACCACCAATACCAGTGTACAAAGTAACTTGCTTGTCAGTAGCATCAGTCATACCATAGAACAAATCCCCGATAGTCTCCTCAAGTTTAGCTTGAGTAAGAGTAGAGTAAGTGTCTTTGTTGATGATCTGCTCCAACAAACCAGGACCAGAGATTACAGGTTGACCGTTCTCATCGAGCATAGTAGATACACCACTTGCATCGTGAGTCTTCTGGCCATACCAGTAGTACATTTCACACTCTTCTTTGAACTTAAGCATGTGACGGTACTCTTCGTAATCCATCCACAACTTAGTCTTAGAACCTTCTTTCAAAGGCAATTCAAACTGAGCTACATAGTCTTTAGCATTTCCAGAGAAGTGGTAAGACTTACGTACAGTACCAATCTTAGAACGAACAAGACCTGGAGCAGTCCAGTTAGATGCATTACCACGTGAGAAGTCAATACCCACGTTAGCATACAACATACCCCACAAAGCACCTGGAGAAGCATCAGCAATAGATACTGAAGCAGTGTCAGGAGATACAATTTTCAAGCTGTATTTCCAACCACCACCATCAGCAACTGGCTCACTCATAATACGAGCAAGAACACCAGATTGTGATACCAAAGTATAAGGGAAAATAAACCACTTATCAGGGAAGGTAAGTGTGAAAGATGCGCCACCTGCACCTACTACAGCTCCAGGAGCAGTAGAGACAACAGGACGGACATTAATTTCGTGAGTCTTTACACGATATTCGTACTCAAAACGGTCAATTGAACGAGTATTTCCTACACCTTCAGTCAAGAAAGACAGAGGGAATTTTTTCTCTTCACGACCTGCCAAGTGAGTAATGATCGGAGATAACTCCGCTGGACGTTCCATAAGAGCATTGGCCAACGAGTTACTGTCGGTCATTTGTGCATCGTTATAGTACGTCTTAAGTACTTGCATTAGTGACATGATTATTTAAATTTTAAAAGTTAATGTTGTTTGATTATTCAAACAGCCTTTTCATGTCCAGTTGTTCTGGATCAAATTTCTTAGTTTTATTCTTTTCAGTTTTAGAGTAGTTCCGAACTCTTTCTTCATTTCGTTGGATCTTATCTCTTAAACTTTTAACGCTTTCAGTTCTAGCTTTTGTAGTAATGATATCCTCTAAATTCATCTTCTTGTACATCAAGTAGTCAATTGCGAGTTTAACATCTACATCAGAGTTAGCATAGTCAATATCTCTTCTGGTTCTTCCTGTCTTATCTACAGGCTCTGAAATATAATCAAAGAACCGTCCTTTCTCTTTTTCAGGGATTCTAATTCCAGCAAATCCTGAATTCTCATCAATCTTAGCTGCTATTTCCTCCCAGAACTCTTGCTGTCTTTGTTCTTCCTCCCTCTGGGCTTGACGTTGCTGCTCAACGAGCTGTTCACGTTGTCTAGATTGGATGGATGATAATTGCTTTTGAGCAACGACTGCTTTGTCGTACAATTTTCCTGAGTCTTCGTAGTCTTCGAGCATGTCTTTGATGAATTCGTCATCATGCCCTTTAGTTTTGAAATACTCAGCAACAAAAGCTTTTTGAGTTCTTGTATCATTTTTTGTAATTTCGTAAGTAGCATAATCTGAGCTAGGGTTGTAAGCTTTAAAGAACTGCTCAGAATCTCCACCTGCAAGTACATAATCTAAATGCTTTTGCACTAGTGGGAACTGCTGAAATAATTCATTGATTTGATCTTCAGCAATGTTTTGAGCAATGTCTTTTGTAAACTCTACAAGACCTTCTTCAGTATCTGCATAGTCATTCTCAAGTTCATACCCTAATGCCTTTGCAATAGAGTTTGCTACAGAAGAACTTGAATCTTCATCATCGTCTTCTTCCCCATCTTCCTCATCGTCTTTTTCTTTACGTCTGTTAAATGAGGGGGACTCATCTTCATCATCACTTTCTTCTTCCTCTTCCTGTTCTTCTTCGTCTTCGTCAGAGTTAATTGGTTCCTCTAACTCTTCATCTTCTGCTTCTGGGGTCTCATCTTTTGTGGACTCGTCTACAGTAGATAATCCATCACCAATGAAATCGTCAAAAGTGATGTCTGAAATATTCAATTTTTGTTCTTTGGTTGCCATATATACAAAGGTATTGGTTTACATATAATTAAAAAGTATAAAGTTATTTTTTATACTTGGGTTTATTGTATAGCATTTTAGTAAATCCCCCTACTTTAAATACCCCTTTGGTATACTTAATAGGTTTTTTAGTTTTCTTCTCCTCAAATACTAGAGGTTCCATTAAACTAGGATCTGTTTTCTCCATCCAATAAGGGGCATATTCGTCATTGTAGAGCATCACCCCTTTATCAGAGCCCCCGTGTCTTTCTGTGTAAAGGTCTTTAAGATGTTTTTTAAATTTAAGGGCAGAGGTAGCTGATTGTTCAGCTTCATTTTGAGCATCTTCAAGATCACTTGCTATATCGTACACCTCATATCCTGTTCTTATATCCTTTGCTTTTTCCTTAACATCACTTGGGATATTATTTATAAACTGATTAAATCCAGGATATCTGCTTCTTAGATAATCAAAAGTTTTACCTATTCCCCTTCCTGTTGCGTATTCAGCTCCCTGTTGAACTAGGAATTTTCCAGCAGCTTTGTTAATCCCGTATACATCATCGTATAAAGGGTAATCAAAGTTTCTTCCGTAAGATTCTATATTACCTGCTACTCTATTTGCTGTTCCTATTGATGTATCCCCTTCTGCCTGCTGTCTTCTTAATTCATCATACTGCCTTCTTAAAGTTAGCATCTTTTCTAATGATTCATTATCTATAATGTCTCCAGTGTATGGGGTAGTTTTAGAAGTATTTGGTTTAAACTCTGTAGCATCTTTTGGGGATGTTAGATAATCTTCACAGTCACAGGTTGGCGGACATGGGCAAGATGCACCCCCTGTAGCAAATCTATTAATAGCTCTAGTCCTTAGCCCCCCTTTTAAGTATTGCTTAGGACGTCCACTATTCCACTCATACATTGAGATCTCTTGATTGGTCTGATATGATCCCCCCATTTGCATCTTAGCTGGGTTGTTAATCATCTCTGCTGACCTTGTCTCTGGGATATTGGCTAATCCAATAGATGTCTTACCTGCTGAGTCCACATAATTCTCTTGTGGGGCTTGCATAGTTTGGAGATTAACCCCCGGAGGTTGTGTAGGGATTGGCTCAGGGGATTGTTGCATTTGCTGCATCTGTTGCTGCATTTGCCCCTGATCTTGTGGTTGTTGTGGCTGTTGTAATTGCTGTTGAGGCTGCTGACCTTGGGCCTGCATCTGTTGATTCATAAAATCCTGAACCAAATCTACCCCTTGATCATAAGCAGCATATACGTCAAGCACACTCCCTGGATACCCAGAAGATTTTATCTTATCTAATAATATTCTTCTAGTGCTATTATCCATTAAGACAAGAACTTGAGTTTGTATTTAGCAGAGTTTAATTCTGATTTGACATTGTCTAAATCATTTACAATCTCTGAGAATTCAACTCCGTCTTGAACTTTTGAAACTTTATTATGTAGATCCTCGATGTAATCGATGGCATCTTCAACTGTCTTTAATCTTGGGGCAGATACGTCTGGGTATTCTAGTAATTTACCAGTTACTCCTTGGTATCCTTCTGCAATTCCATCAGCTAAATCAGGGAGGGCTTCATATAAGTCCCCCAGTGCTTTGTGAGCAGCATAGCTTCCTTTTCCAGTTACAGTTAGATGCAAGATATGAATCTTATTTGCAGCATCAAGCATCTCTGCTACTAAGGATGCAACGGAGGTTTTAGTTCCCCCTGTTTTCATTTTTTCTAGATATCCCATTATACGTTAGGTTTATTTTGAGCTTCGATTGCTTTTTCTTTAATACTGAGTTCTTGTTGCTTCAGATGATAATCTTGTATCATCTTCTCAATTGTGTTATCAGCACTTTTATCTTTAGACTCAGCTGCAATTAAAGCTTTTTCAATTTCAACCTGTCTGTCTTTTTCTTTACTTAGTTCAGTCATCTGCAATGCTTGTTGCTTCAACTGCATTTCTTGTTGAGACTGTTGTTGCTGAGCTTGCTCTTGAGCTTTTCTTAATTCATCTGCCTGCTTTTCAGCTTGTCTAATCTTATCCTTAATCTGTGAGAAGCTCTCACTTTCAAAGATAGATATAACTGCTGACATAGGCATTCCATTTTGTACAGCTGCTTGAGCAAGTCCCTCAATCTTCTGCTTACGTTCAACATCTTTACCAGCATCAGATACAAATATACCGTACTCTGCCTCCATGTGAGTTAATGGTTCTAGATCTAATTGATCCATACTTCCATCAGGCATAACATACACAGCCTTCTTACCATTGACCCAAGCTTCCTTTGAGTAATCCAAAAGTCCTTGGAGCTCTCTTCTTTCGAAGTTTGCAAATTTTCTGAATAGATCTTCAGTAATATGCGAAGACTGCACAATGCTTTGCTGAGACGTAGCTTTTCCTTCATAGGTACTCATTTGACCCTGTCTCTGCCTTGTCACCCCACTAATCTTCTCCCACTCTACCATGATAGACTCTAAAAGAGTTAGGTATTGTGAGATTGTTTTAATAGACATGTCAAGCACTGATTGATGCTGTGGGGAGAGCTGAATTCCTTCTTTATTATAATCCACCCAAGCAATACCTGTCCCCTCTACAAAGTACATGAACTTATCCATGTCCCAATTCTTAGGGATCATATTGATGTCAAACTGTGCAATAATGTCCTTGCTTCGTGCAATTGCAAGTTCCAGACGGTATTTGTAAATATTATAGTTTAACTGGTATGGAATACCCAAGCTCACTAGAGAGATACTCTGTGAGTTAATGTCTGAGTATTTCCGTCCATTAATTGGGAGTTTGCATCTAGAAGGATTGTCCAGGCTGTTTCTTTGGTTCTTGTATGGACGGATATTGATGAAGAATCTTCTATCAATCCTAGTTCCCTCCCATACTTCGTTAACCCACTCCCATTCCATCTTAGCCCCTGCAGCTTTTAACTCAGGGGAAAGTTTATACCCTTCTTCGACATCAAACATTTCAGTATTCCCCGTGTTTGGGTCAATGTAAGACACAAACCCAATACGTTTCCTACTCTTCCAGTAAACAGTAATTATCTCAATAAGTCTGTTACGATATACGTTGTCATCTGCCCCACTAGCCTCAGCTCTATACAAAAGATAAGCTTCAGCTGATGTGTGTGTTGGGGATTCTAATTCTAGAACCTGATCGTCAGATAAGTACTCCCCAAATATGTCTATGATTGTAGAGGCATGTGAGTATTTTCTAATGATAGCCCAGTCAGCATCTTCTACAAAGTCAATGTCTGGGTCTTTATCGTAGTCAATATCCAAAGGATTAACCACTTCATAGAATACCTCGTCTCTTCTAACCCCTTTATGTGAGTAACACTCCCCTACTACTAAGTAGTGGAAGAACAGCTTTTGAATCTTATCATAGACTTCATTGTAGTACATGATAAAGTTCAAAGCAGACTGCCCTGTAATTGCTCTGTGGTCTGTGTAAGTTCTATCAAACTCCTCTGCAATTTGCTTAGGGGGTGGTGGTGGTTCAACATTCTCCCCTTGCTGTATCTGCCCTAATTGTGCAAGTTCATTTACAAACTGAGACCTTAAGTTAGTAAGTAAAAGATTTTGTAAAGCCTCTTCTTTTATACTAACTGAGTCTGCATTTTGTACAGTAACTGTGTACTCTAAAGGACGTTTGGACTTTTCCCCAAGCAAGAGATCGATGATTGGCTTAATGATCGGGTAGTTCCTGAGCTTTGTTGGGAAGTGGCTTCTAGTACGGCCATAAGGTTTGAGGACATAATTGTAATCCTCTTCATCGATTACCCCGTTGTAATAATCATAAAGAGATTTGAGGTAGCTGCGTCGCTCACTAATACCAAATTTAGAGAGGTTTATATAGGCATTAACGCAGTCTTCCTTCCACTTGTCATCCTTCTGACTAAATGGAATTCTTTGCTTGGGAATTGTGGCTTGTCCGAACATTAATACAAAAGTAGCTTGGTTTTACATTTAAGCCTTAAAAAAGTGTGTTTTTATTAGCTTATTAATACTATAGCATTACTTATAAAGGTTATCAAACCAGTCATTTGCTGAGTTATCCTTTTCATTGTAGCTCAGCTCCTTATTAAACAGTTCTCTGGTGTGGTACATCCCCACCATCAGGGCCATGACACGGTCAAAGTTACCCTTCCTGTTAAACTTAATAAGCTCCTGTAGTAATGCAGGGTCATAAATCTTTTGAAGATTTAAAGTTATCTCCCCATCCTCATCTGCTCCTCTCCCACTAACCAGCCAGTCTCTGATGTACAATTCCCCTTGAGCCTTTCTCTGCTCAGTCATGTGCATCCCGTACTGACGTTTTACATTCTTACTTCTAAGTTCTCTCTTATCTAGCATCTCAAACTCTTCTTGAAGTAGATGCATTTTACGGAATCTTTTGGCATAGGCTATAACCTCTCCTCGGTCATTCTCAAATCCAATCTTTGCATTGTAGTATTCTGCAAGCATGAATAGGTTTCTGTTGTACTCATCCTGTGTAGCTGGTCTACCAATGTATGATGCAACTATGATGTCATCAGGTTTGGAGAGATTATTTGGGACCTTTAGAACATAGGCTGCCCCTAAAGATGTAGATGATGCAGCTTTACCTTGAGCATAAGGGTCATGGCAAACTACATATAAATTCTTTGGGGTTATCTGCTCTTGATCAGTCTTGAATGGGGGCTCGTATATAACCACTGCCCCAGTTAAGTCATCATCCTTCCTGTGTGGGAACTTATTAATTGGACGAATTGTGTTATTAGGGGCAAAGTCAACCTTACCTCTAGTGTTGTAATAGAACTCCCCCACAACCCCTATCTTATCTAAGTCATTTGCAATAATCCTATTGTACTGTTCCTTCAAAGAGGCAACATCGAATGTGTTAGCTGTCACCTGAAGTGTTGCTTCTTGTGGGGTGAATGGATGCTCAGCTATATATTGATCATATGATTTAGGGTCATTACCCTTCTTCTTTTTATCTCTTTGCTCCTCTTCGTATTCTATAGCCTCGTT